TTGCGCGGACTGCTAACGTACCCAGCCGAGCAGGAAGCGCAACCACCCGCTCCCTTTCCTCCCTCTCCGAGGCTAACGTACCCAGTCGAGCCTCGGGGTCTGATGCCTCCTCCCTATCATCGGGCAGGGGCAGCAGCCACTCTACGTACATCAGCTCCTACCGGCGTAGGCCAGCTCGTGTTACGTCGCTTGGCTCCCCAACTTCTGAGGCACAGCTTGGGCTCCCACAATTGCTGTGGGAGGAGATGCCGCGAAGGTTCTCGGTCTTCAGGCCGAGGACATGGACTGACGTGCCTCTGCAGGTGAAACAGCGAGCCATTGGTTTGGACTGGCACACCTCCTGTTTCCCGCTCACTGTCTTGTGTCTCTGCCCGCAATTGGCTGTACACATTGACGAATCACGCCAAGGCTTGAGATCTCTTGAGCAGATCCAGGACGACTTGCAGTATTATGCGCAGAGAGTGTCCGTCCACTTCGTTGCGTATAAATTCGTAGAATGTCGTTGGCACGCCTGCCATTTCGGCCAGGAGTGCCTTCCTGAGCTCTCCCTGCTGATCCATGAGGGCGATGGCTGGGGTCATGTTGCCCCACTCCGTGGTCGCGTTCCCTCGAATGCTACCAGGGTGTCCAGCCTAACCCCAAGCCGTGTGGCACCAGTGACAGTCATTGATGATGGCTTGCCTGACAGTGGGCCTGGTGGGCCTAACCCACCAACTGACGGTCCAGACTCCACGTGGGTTAATGTGAGCCCACCAATCTGCATAGACGCATTTGGCCTGCCCCTGCAGGTCATGCATGCAGATTTGAGTCCGGCCAGCTACAACGTTAGGAGTGTGGTTCTGAGCGACGCGATGCGTGACACCGTCGCAGGCCTTTCGTACGTGCCGAGGCGGTACCGCCGCCTCCCAGGCATCTCGATCGCCCCGCGTGTTGTCCTTTACGACGGTTACGAGGAGGTCACCGTCGTTGATGAGCGTGATCGCATCCGCGTGCTTTCAACCCATTACTCCTTCTGTTGGGATGGTGACCATCTCGTGCGAGGCATTGCACCAATTGCCCCTTCCCCGGGCTTGGTGGGCAGGCTCGCACTACGGTTTGCATCATTCCTTGGGCTGGCCGACACGAGTGCTGCGCTGAATGTCAGGGCGAATGACCGTGAGGTCCTGACAGGGCTGCAGTTCCACCGTAACATGCAACGGCAGACAGATATTGAGTCCATCCACCAGGCGTCTGTGCTCTACAACCGTCAGATGCGCACGCCCGAGGATTCATACAATGCCGGTGCTGTTATGGCGGTCATGGAGGTTGCCTCCATGACACGCGGCACTCTATCACATCCGACTGGACAACGGACCCTCTACGGGGGTGGCCGCCGCAGTGCATACCTTTGGGGTTATTGCTTTTCCTGTGGCGGCTTCTCCATACGGAGGATGAGGGGACGGCTATGTCAGACATGCCAAGGGACACGTGAAGGCGAACCTCTTGTTTCCGCCATTCGAAGAGGTCAGCATGTCGCGACTAATGCCACCCCGCTTCGCTATCCTGGGGTTGTCAACATGAGCAGTCAGCACCCACCGTTAAAGAAGGTATCGACTGTCGCGGGGCCAGGGGACGTCCAGGTCCACGGCGCGACTATTGAAGATATCTTGCGGATGCCACCACGAGACCGCCCTGGGCCGCGTCTCCTGGGAATTGGCTTGAACGGTGCTTATCCCTTCTGCTCATCTGTTGGCCCGCGTCCCTTGCTCGAGGCAATTTTGTATCGGAACTTTAAGCATCTTCCCGAGAGAGAGGATCCTTCCGAGGCATGCTTCGACTCAGTGACCCGGGTCATTGACCTCCTCCTGCCTGGCTTCTGCGACCCCTGTGAACCCATGAGCGTTTTTGAATGGCTCCGAAGCTACACTGTTAGCCGGCGCCGTCATGCGCTGACTCGGGCACACTGGAAACGCGTAGAGCGAGGCTGCAACCACCAGGACTACGGAAAAGTCGGCGCATTTGTCAAGACTGAGAAGCTCCCATGGTTCAAGCCAGTTGGTGGTGAGCCCTACACATGTGAGGCTGCATACATCGCAAGGCTTATCCAGGCGCCCCATGATGAGGCACACCTGGACGCTGGGCCATGTCTAAAACCGCTCGTGCACAGGCTTAAGCAGGTCTGGCATGAGGGGAATTGGATATTTTATGGCTCGCGGGACCCCGGGACGCTCGACGTCTGGCTCTCCAGCATCGTACATTGCCGCAGCTTCTTCTGGGCAGACTACTCAGCCTTCGACGCAACCCACTCCTTACAGAGTTGGCGCATGATCGAGGGCCTGTACAGTCGTATCTACCCTAGGGAGCACTACCCCGCGCTTTGGGGTGCGCTTGATGCTTGGAGGGCGCCGACTGGGAAGTGCAAGGTTCGCAAGGAGGGCATTGTTATCAAGTACCAGTGTCCGCCGTGCAACGCCTCGGGCAGGGACGATACTGCCCTGGCAAATGCACTTTTCAACGGCCTGTGCCTGGCTGCCTCATTCGCCGCCGAACTTTCCGGTGTTGAGATTGAGGATTTGTCTGCGTCTCACCTTGCTGAGGCCGAGAGGCTGTGCCGTATTTCCGTTGTCGGCGATGACTCTATCGTGGGGTGCTCCTTCGACGTTACACGCATCAACCCGGTACGCCACCTAAAGAGGTTCGGGTTGGTGGTCAAGGCTGAGTCGTCCTATTACTTGGGCGACGTTACCTACCTTGGCCAGATGCCGTACAATGTCGGTGGAGCGTGGATTTGGGGCCCAACACTTGGGCGGTGCCTTTACAAGGCCTTTTGGCAGCTGGAGCGTGACACACATCCAGTTGCCTGGCTGAGAGGCGTTGCCCAGCAGCTCTCACTGTTTCGCCACGTGCCCGTGTTGCACGAATTCGCACAACGTGTCTTGCTGCTTACCACCGGCCCCTCCACACCCGTCCGCAGGGATCCCAACAGGCCTTGGACTATGCGTGATTCCCCGACCCCGAGTTGGGATTCAACCACACTCGTCCATTTGGCCAAGAGGTACAACGTGCCGTCAGACCTCATCTTGGGTGACATACGCTTGGTTCAACAGGTGCTGACCCTTCCTTGTGTTGGTCGGTTCCCTTTCTTGAACGTGTGTGTCACCCAAGATGACCTCTGACACAGCACGCCCTGCAACCGCCCCGGTTAGCCAGATCCACGCCCCG